TGGTCAAAATATGATTTGACATTGGTGCCTAGTGGAATAGTGAAAGCTGCAGCGCCACCCAGTGTTTGTGTGCCTGTTTGGATATCGCGATGCAGGGCGCCAGATGGGTAGGCAACTTCTGGCAGGTCTAGCACAGCGGTCACGCGATCACTAGATAACTGTTCGGATACGTTGAATTCATCCATGTAGGTTTGTGCCAGCAAATAGAACTGATCAGCACAATAAACGGTCACTGTGTCTAGGCCGCCTAATTCAAAGTTGTAATCATAATTTACGATAAAACCTGAAAACAAAATTTCTTCCACGTTGGTGGCGCTGTATCTGCTCAATTTGACTTTTCGCATAGGTGCCAAACCTGGTTGAGCTGTGGCGGCGTCATAGTAGGGCGACAAAGTATCAAAGGGATTGAAAACCCCGTTGGCGGCTGTGTCGTTCAAAACAAATGACATTGTGCCGGCACTAAATTGGTCACCTACGTCACGCCTGCCGCGTTGGGCGTTGATGCTGAGGGTGTTGTCAATTACTGATGCAAAGTTGGTGGTGCCATCCAAAACATAGGTGGTGTTATTTAGTAGGCCTTGTGGGTTTGCATCCAGTATGAAAGCATCCTGCACAAAACCTGTATCTATTTGTAGGTCATATACGCCTGCTTCAACGATTGTGCCGCCAGCCATTAGGCCACCTGAATGTTTGCGGGGCCTGCTGATCGATTGTAAGCCCTGATTGCATTGACTACAGCCTGGCCAATTTCGGCGCTGGTTGCTAAGCCGCCTGTGACGTTGACAGTGATGCCGCCGCTGTTTTTCATGCGGTCTAACGGTATGACTGCTTCAGGGCCTGCTTCACCAATCATGGCAATGGTGGGGCTTGTGACAATGCCGCCATTAGCCATTTTGGGTATGACCATGCCACCCCCGCTGGTGTCGCTGTCGTTTGACATTCTGCCGATGCTGATTTTTGGAATATAGGGGATGTCATCAAATGGGTTGATGAGGTTCAAACCTTTGATGATGATATTGGCTGCAGTCACCCAGGCGTTTGCCATAAATTCAAAATAGGATGCCACCCCATTGATCACGTTTTTGATGATGTTTCTAAATGTTTCAAATTTGTTGTAGGCATAAATCACGCCTACTACCAGCAGGGCTATGCCGGCAGCGATTGCGGTAAAGGGGTTCAGGGCCATAGCAAAGTTGACTGCTGTGATGGCAATAGCAATGCCACCTATGGCAGCTGCAATGGCTAGAAATGCGTTTGGGTTTTTTTGTGCCCAGTCAGCAAACTTTTGCAAGATTGGTAGGGCTGCTTCAACTACTGGCAGCAAAGCCGCGCCAATGCTTTCTTTAGTTTCGGCCACACTGTTTGAAAGTATTTTCATTTTGCCTGCAGCAGTTTCTGCAGCTGCTGATGCCGCGCCACCAAATGTGCCGCCCAAAACATCCATCACAGTGTCTAGGTCTGCACCTTCTTTGATCAGTGCAGACATTTCTGGGGTAAGGCTTCGCAATGCTTTGAAGTTGCCCTGCTGGGCTTTGGCTAGGGCTTCTGCCACTGTGGTTTGGTCAATTTGTAAACCTGTTGAAATGTCTAGGGTCAGGCTCATCAAATCTTGTGCTGCTTGCACATCTTTGGTGCCACGTACAAGTGCAGCCATTGCTGGGCGTAACTGGTCATCTGCTACGCCTGTAGCGCGTGACATTGCCCCAATGAAATCTTCTGTTTGTTTGACTTGTGCTGCACTGGCACCAGCACTGTTTTCTAATGCCAGGGCAAGTTGTGTTTGCGCTGCTGCGTCTTCCATTGCGGCTTTGGTTGCGTCACCTAACGCAAACGCCAAACCGCCAATAGCAGCTGCTGCAGGTATGGCAGCCTTTTTGATAGCAAATTGTGCTTTAGCGCCTACGCCTTCAAGTTGTTTGAATTGTTTGATGGCTTGCTTGACGCCTTTGCCATCAAATTCACTAATGATTGGAATAGACAGGCTCACAAGTTCACCTGCCCCTGTATCTCATTGATTGTTCTCAATATCATTTTTTCCATCTCGCCTTCAATATCCCGCCTGGCTTTGTAGACCGCTGGCCCAATGATACGGGTTCGCCCTGGTTGACCTATGGCAAAGCCTTTTGACGTGGCCATAGCGTCTAACGATGTTGCCAAATTGTTTGGGTTTCGGCGGCCTGCTACTTCAAACACTGCGGCGCCCACATCTTTTTGTTCAATCAAAATGACGCCCACAGCATTGCGTCTAGTATCAAATCGCATTTTGACGCCTGCCGCTGCTTTGCCTAGATCAAATGGAAAGATGCGCCGGCCACGTTGTGCCCAGGCTCTGCCCATGCCAGATAGCGGAAATTGACGGTATGCGGCTTTTCCTGCGTTGATTGCTGGTTGGGCTATTTGGGTGGCTTCTGCTTTGAAGTCTTTTTGCAGCTGGGGGTCGATCTTGCGTAAAGAATTGATTGTTTCTTTTAGGCCAGCCACCTGCACTGTTGTTGAAACATTTGCCACATCAACGCCTTTTGTTTTCTTTATTGATCACACTAATGATGGTTTGCACATCACGGGTGTCAAATGGTATTTCAGGCGGCCAAAACCCTGTCACAAATAAGATTTGTGCTAGTTGGTATCGGTAGTGGCCGCGTCCGTAGGGTTTGGGTTTGTCTCATCCACACTGGTTATTTCACAATCAGGATGATTTTGTAGCCATTCGCGCCAGGTGGGTTCAGGTGCCAAATGGTTTAGCCCTGTTTGTTTCAACATGGTGTATGCCCAGCAAACTAGATCAGTGACGCCTATGCCGCGCCCATCGCTGATTTTGCGGCCTTCTGTTCGTTCCCACTCTGCAATACAAAACAGATTGGTGGTTACTTCAATTGGGCCTGTGCCGCTGCCGTTTTTCATCAGTGCAGCTAAACCGCTGTCTGGTGTAATTCTCAGTTTTATTTTCATGGCTTTCTTTCTGTGTCGGGCCAGTGTTGGCCAGATTTATGAGACTGAATAAGAACCGCCAGTAAAGGTGATATCAATTGTTGACATCTCACCCAAACTGGCAGAAATCACAGGCATGCTTTCAAGATAACAATTGGCCAGGGTAAAGACCTTAGTTACAGCACCATCGATAACTGTGGCAACCACAGTGGTTTTGGTGCCAACTAATGCTGCAAGTGTCGCATACGTTTCACTGGCAATGTAGCTTTGAAAAAGGGTCATGGTCACTTCATTATTGAACAACCCGCCTTTGTTTACTCTGGATGTATCCGCCAGCGTGGTCACATCCAAACTTTCCTTCAAATTTACAAAAGTGATGCCGGTGCATTGATCGACTAGCGAAACGCTATTCACGGTTAGGGCGCTTAGATTGCTAAGAAAAACTGATGTTGCCATTGCTACTTCTCCTCTGGGTCACTTTTAGTTTTAGCAGATTTCGGTGCCTTTTGTATGGATATAAAACCGCCAGCAATGAGGGCATCCACGTTGATGCCTGTGGCCGCTGCCGCTTCTGCATCGTATTCTTCGCCTATTTTGCCTAGTTTTTCGCTTTCAATAATATGTTTCATACGGTCGCTTTCATGTTCACGGTCATTTCGTAGGCTGGCATGAGCACACCACCAATTTCAACGCTGGTAGGGCGGCCATCTGTAACAGCCACATTGGCTGAAAGCACTTTGGCCATAGTGTTCAGCAGGCTGCGCTGTGCATCTAAGTTATATGGCCCCAGGGTGATGATCTGCACTGGGAAAGTCAATTGCACAGCCTTGTTTGTCATAAAGGGTGTAGTGAAAGATGGGGCATTGATTAGGCAGCAGGGTGCAGCGAGATTGCGGGGGTCAGTGACCACAGTGAGGCCTGTAACGGTGTTTAGTTTGGCTGCTAGATCGTCTAGGGCCTCATTGAAAAGGTCTGTGTAGGCAACTGGCATGATCAGGCAACTGCTGGTCGATCAATACCTAGCAACTGTTTGACCATGCCAGATAGTGCTACTGGTGGGGCGCTTTGCATGTTGTCAAATGATGCAAACGTATCAACGCTTCCGCGCTGGCGGTATAGGGCGCCCCCGTACATGATGGTGCCTAATGTGACATCACCAGATGGGCTGGTGGTTAGGCTGTCAAAATAGCCTGCTTCTTGGCGGCGGCGGTAACAAAACTGGTTGGCAGCTGACGCGCATGATGTCAAAAATGCGGCATCCAACGCGCTGGCCGTTCCTATTCCTAACCAGTCTTCAATGT